GTCTACCAAAGCACCTGTTGTTACAGTAAGAACGATGCCGTAATAAGCATTAGCCGTAGCGGAAAGAAGAGCAGTAGTATCAGTAACTGTTAGTGTACTTGGTGTCGCTGATGCTGTGGCACCAGAAATTGTTCTAGTAGAAATATCAGAAACAAAAGCGTTGTAGATATATGATTTTGTATTTGAACCAGTACCTGTAACGTATGTCAAGTCACGGATCAAACCAGTACCAACTAGAGTAGAATTATATGTTGCTGTATTTGTAGAAACAATACCTGTTGATGGTACACAATGTAAGTCAACAGAAGGCATTGTACCAACATCAAACACACCACTCATTGTATCAACAACAAAGAAGTTGCCGTAGTCTACGAAGGCAGCATTGTTATTGATTGTGTTGATTGTTCTTGCTCTGTCGCTTGTTAGAGTGGTCTGAGATTGATTTTCAATTCTATAACCGTGGACATATGCCACACCAGGACCAATGCCTAGGTCATAACTAGCATTAATACCTAATGAGTTTGCTGATGGTGTCAATGTGAAATCATTAACGATGTAGTCACCGTTAGTTTCATAATCACGCTTAGCAAAGTAATCATCAATCGTTGAGTAGACGGTTGTATCTGTTTGTTTAACAATAGAACCGTTTGTGATTCTTAGTAACTCAATGAACTGGTCATCATTACCCAATGTCAATGGTAATGTTACCAATGTTAGGTTGATTTGATAACGGTCAGCACCTGGTGCCTGATAGTTGGAAGCACCTGCAGCTGGATCCAATAAAGAAGTATCTTGACTACTTGTAATAGTTAACTCGGCAATTTCTAGACCAATACGTAATGAAGGTGTATTGTCATACTTGTCTAAGATAACTGTCTGAGCAGATACGTTAACGAAGTTACCAATAGTATATGGTACAGTTGTTCCGTTTGCTTCAATAATCTGGTCGTAACCGTTTACAACATAGAACACACCATCGGAGATAGAAGCTACAGAAGATAGGCCAGTACAAGTTGTACCGCCTGATGTACCAATAGTTGTGGCTGCTGATGTCTTGGATGTAGATGTTTGAATATAGATGGTCATACCATCGGTGAATTGACCACCTGATGTGTATGTAACAATCAATGTTGGTGGATCGCCAGCAGTTGTGGCATTACCAGTTGCTTCTGCTGTGGCAATAACACGAGCAATGATTGTGCCAGTAGAATCGGTAATAGTTGTATTTAAAAAATTGTATGCTACAACAGATGAACCATTATACAATGAATTTAGTTTGATATAACTACAATTCAAATTGGTTGTAACTTTACCACCAGAAACTGGAGTATTCTGAGAATAGATAGCAGAAGCAAACTGAGAAATCTGATTCTGTAATATAGTCTGAGATTGTGTTAACTCTCTCGCCTGAACGGCATAACCTGGTTTGAATAGAATCCTATGATAATTTTTCGTTGGGTCGAAATCATCATTGTATGGATCTACATTGTAATTTATCATTGTTTTACCTTAGAATCTTAAAACTAATCTTAACTGTTCGTTACCGTTTGCAGAGCGTTGAATTGGTTCTCTGTTTTCAAAATACATCATATAACCAGAACCGACAGAGAAAGTTGTTGGTGTATATTGTAGTAATACTCTTGTTGTTCCTGAAGTAACACCAGTGATTGTGCTACCTAAAGTATAATTACCTACTGTATTTATCAGCGAAACAATATTGTTTGTTGTGTCGAATGAACATACTTTGGCTGTAAAACTTGCTGTTTCTAAGGTTGAACCTTGATAAACTACCTCACCTGATGTGAAAGCATTCAATCCAACCGATACAGTCACCAAATCTGATGTATTATATATGCTGTTTGTAGGTAAACTACCATCTTTTAATAATGGATTAACAATAATACCTAATTGTCTATAAGATACATCGGTAGGAACTACACCGTTCTCGGAACCATCTAGTTCAACACTCAACATAATATGGTTACAACCTAATTCAGAAACAGGATCATATCCATGGCCACCAATAGGTGAAATAATAGCATTGGCCGTAGCACCAGAACCTGGATAACTGGTCTGTGGAGCAATTGTAACTGTGGCATATGTATAATTATTACCGGTATTAGTCACAATAACATCTTGAACCATACCATTTGTCACGTTGGCATATGCTGAAGCACCTTCTCCGTCACCATTGATTGTTACGGTTGTTGTAGAAACACCATTAGAATAACTATTGCCTGCTGTGATTACGTTGATAGCATTGATTGAACCTAGACCGGCTGGTGTCAATGGATTTGGTGTAACTGTGCCTACTGATAATGGAATCCAGTTAGCATCAAAAAAGTTTTTCTTTAGACCTTTGTCAATTGTTGTGACATAGATCCATTTGTATCCGTCTGCCAAGTATAAAGTTTGTGTGGCATCTGTTGTTCCGGCCTGTAAAACTGGTTGTACAGTAGAAGGACTACCATTAGCATTACTTAAACACTTGAAAATCTGGTCGTATGAATTACGAACATAGAATTTATTGATTAGTAAACCATTTGAATCGACAGCCAACATATCATTATAGTCGGTGTATTCGTTGTAGGTTACACCAGAAGTCCAGTCAATTCTTGGTACAACTGGCGACAAATTGGATGATGTTACCAATTTGGCAGCAAACATATTCTTAAATGTTTCTTTGATATATGCCTGAGATTGGTTAGGTACATCAGGATTTACATCATCTGGCCATTGGTCAGTTTTACCTACAAAGAAATATGTGGTCGATTGTGTATTAGGTGAAAATCCTTGTGAAGTAATCACAAAGAAATAGGTAAGTTCAACCTCTACGGTTGAAGCATATGATGTTAATATTCCGTTTACTGTATTAGCCATAGTTTATTTATTCGTTATGATCCAACTCTAATGATACCAAAATTCACGTTCATTGTATAAGCCGCATCGTTACCTGCACCAGAACCGTTGAACACACATATATCAAAACTTCCTACTCTAGTATTGGCCACAGATACTTGAGGTACTGGACAGTTACTATTTTGTATAGAAACAAAAACAATATCAGTTGTATGTAGTACAGAACTGTTGTTGACTGTGAATACATAACCTGTTCCATGTTGGAAAGCACTTGCAGAATAACCAATAATTGTACCCGTAATACCGTTTGCTGTAACGCCAGTAGTTCTACTTGTTATTTGAGTTACACCTGAGTTGGCTGTTGCAGAACCATATACATAAGTGTTTGCAATTTTTGTGTTTGCAATTGAATTGTTTGCAATACTTACATTGTTTGCAAATATTGCTGTGGTACCTGTCAAAGTCAATACGTTTGCAATTGTATTTGAACCTATTGGTGTAGCACCAAATAAAATATTAGTACCTTTTTGTGTATCGGTGTAATTTTCAGCAGCCATATATTCCATATATGCGCCACCAGAATTTACACCAGAACCAAAACCGGTTGCACCATATCCGTTACCACCAAATTTAACAAGAATATCACCCGATAATAATGCTGATGGTGTATTTGCAAGACCACGCATTGAGCGACCATTGAACAATGAATATACACCAGTACCTGCGGCATCAACAATCAATTTAGAGTTGACACCATCTTTACCTGTAATCTGTAACATTGTACCATCTGCAACTGGTGGTTGAGTTTGACCACTAGATGAACCAATAATACCAATTGCATATGAGTTTGCAGCGAACGTTGAGTTCGTCATAATGAAAGTACCAGTTGTTGTGGTATTTCCGTTTAGATATGTGGTGCCATTATTATAAGTGGTGCCATTATTAACAAATTGTCCGTTGAATGTTACTGGTCCTGTTGCTGTTAAGTTGCCTGTGGTTATAACATTACCAGTAGTAGTCATCGTACCAATAGTAATCAAGTTTCCGTAGGTTGTTACGGAACCATATTGTATCGTATTGCCATTATAATATGTGTTGGCATTTAATGTGGTTGAACCATTGATTGTCACATTACCTGGTATAATAATACTTGCAGTATTTTGTAATGATGTATTGGCTTCATTCCATGCTGCCTGAATCCAAGTATTCTGAGTTGTGTTAACACCTGTTTGATATACTGTATTGGCACCCGCTGAATTGGCCTGAGCAAAAGCAGCCGTTGCATAAGCATTGGAAACTCCAGCAGTAGTCTGTTTAGTACCATCATAGAATGTAACTGTATTAACTAAAACAACATTAGCCACATTCAATACTACGTTAGCACGAACCTTAACTTCACCCGGTTTAATTTTAACAATCACATTATCCATACCAACACCACCAGCAAGTAGTCGAGTCTCTGTACCTGGATTTACTGTACCGATAACCAAGTTACCTGAGTTGGCATATGTGGCATTACCTTGTACATACAAATAACCAGATAGTGGTTCAATAGATGTGCCTAATGAATTGAATGGTGATACGTTACTATAGTTAGAGTTAGTAATACCCATATCAATATAATAATTGACATCTGAACCGATATCAGCAGTTACAATATAATCGGCAGTACCATTGGCATTTAAATTTTGTTCATTAACTTGTGTATAACCGCCAGAAATGCCTGTAAACTGAGCAACAGCATTTGGTAATTGTACGCCACCAGTACCAACAACTAATTCGTTATTGGCATACAATGAATTTCCTAATGCCAAGGCACTCAACTGGAATGTTTCTCCAAGAGTTGTATCCGTCATCGGAAATACCGAGTCTACCGGATTAGGATTTACATTTGAACTGACTGGCAGTTGTGAAATTTTTATACTAGACATTTATTATCCCAATATTAGTATGTTACCGTCTTCGGTGGTTAATGGTAGGCCAAATTCTGTTATTATATCCGTAACTTCTGGTACGGCTACGATGCCACTCACCCAAATATTACTTGAATTTGTATTCTGTTTGAAGTTTAAGAAACCTGTTTGTGCTGTCGGATATGTATGTGTAACTTTAATTGTTGTACCTTGGTCTGCTTGGTCAACATGAGTAATCTTTGTATAGTACACACCATCAAATGAAACCGAGTCATTGATGTACATAAAGTCACTAAATCTACCGACTGTATTACCTGTAGCGATGTTCCAGGAATCTGTTAGTCCGGTAATATTTATTGTATTTGAATTGGCAGATACGGTTGCCGTTACAACATTTGGCACCAAATAATTCCAATTGTCCATCAATGTAATGGTGTTTGCCGTTACACCAGTCACTTGTGAATAGAAATCTCTACCACCTTGTGTGTAGATAGTCAAGTAAGAGTTAGCAAATACTACGTTGGCTAAATTGGCACCAGTAGTATTGTATGTTGTAATTATATTAGGTGATGTGGCATTAGCGTAGAAAGATCCAGCAGAACCATCTAATAGATATCTCAACGATTGTATGCTTAGTTCTTCTGATGACATACCAAGGTTATAAGATTCTTCATTTCTTAGAACGTTGTATGCCTGATAATTCATACCAGATGGATGTAAGAACGCTAGAGCGGTCTGTTTATATTTAGCTAATGCCGCTTCAACCTGTAAAATATAGGTGTAGTTGTTGTATTTGGAATTCTCAAGAACTGAGTATGCTGATGGTTGGCCGTCAGCATTTAAGTAAATACCTTTACCTAATATAATACCATTAGAGAATACAGCACTTGCCTTGGCAGAACCATTACCATAAATCTTTCTACCTTGTGTATAAACACCAGTATTTGCTTGAGAAATATAGAAACCAACACCTAAATCTTGACCATTTCTGGATACTTTGATAATAGTATTTGCATCTAAGTAACCATTATAATCATATGTTCTCAGGTTATAGGTTGAGAAATAAGAATTTGAACCGTTGGCAGTATTGATTGAGATTGAATCTACATTGGCAACAAATGTGGTGTTTATCAATGTGCCTTGGTAAACCACATCACCTTGTTTTGGTTGTTCAAATACGTTGATGTTATAGACCAACATATCTTCTACACGTAAAGATATACTTGGTGCTGTAATATAGTCTTGTCCTGGATTTGTAAGTGTGATTGCCTGTACTTGACCATAACTGGTAGATGTGATACCAAATTTAGCATCACCGCCAACTAAGCCAGGCACAGTAACTATGGCGTTTGTACCATTGGCTGAATGTACAGTTAATGTTGGTAAAGACCTTTGATATCCCATACCACCTGGAGGATACAAGGTAGTGCCTGATGGATCAGGAACAAAACTGATAGAAGTAATTGCTCCGTTACCTGCTACACCTTTTACGTTGGCAAAGGCACCATAACCTGAACCGCCAGTAAATACAATCGTATCATTGATGGCATAACCTGTACCGCCAGCAACAATTTGTATTGGGCCTAACATACCAAGGTACGGTAAGTTATCTAAAGCACCTGTCTCTGTCTGATAGAAACCTACAGCAGATGCTGAAGTTGTTTGGTCGTAACCTGTACCACCTGATGTGACTGTTGTTGCTAGAATACCATAAGTATTCAATACAGGGAATGATAATGCTCTTGATAGTTTTGTATTGTAATTGGCAATAGAATCATTGGCAAAATTATAACTTACGAGGTGTGAGCCGTCACCTAATTGAACTGTTGCTTTGTTGCCTAAAGTATCTGTTGGTACATGATAAACATAATAACTGGTTGGGTCAAATACGGTGGCAATATCACGAGCACCTGTACCTGAACCAGAACCTGATGTAATAGTTACCTCAGTATAACTACCTGGTCTATAACCTTGTCCTATGTATGTTGGAGTTACACCCGTTACACTAGCACCAGATACTTGAGAGATATAACCAGAAGCACCGACAGGATTAGTAATGTTTGGATTTAAACCACCAAAAAATACAACTGGATCACCAACATTATAACCTGAACCTGTAAATTTTGGATCGACCGCAACAGATGAAAGAACACCTAATACTTGTGCTCTAAGTTCAGAACCGTTGAATAATACTGGTGCACCATGTATATCTACAACATGAACATATTCACCTGAAGAAAATTGTCTATCAATACCAGATAAAACAATCTGTGTTGAATTTAAACCAATAATAACGTCTTCAATTGTGGCATAACCATATGAAGTTTCACCAAACAATCTATAATTAACAGCACTTAGCCATGTAGGATCTATAGTAGTTAGAGTCAATGAACGAGTAAGAACCCATTTACCATCTGAAGCTCTAAGAATATAATCACTAGCGTTGTATAAATCTACTTCAGAATTGTATAGTATTCTGAATAAAAATTGATAAGAAGACGGTGTACCTTTAGATTGGTACAACTCTCTGGCAATCTTAGTTAACTTTCTTTGGTCAATTAATGAACCGTCTGGAAAGAATGATAGAAAATCATTTCTATAATATTGTAAGAATTGATCCAGTGTGGTATCAATATCAAAATAACTGGATAAATTCTTAGTACCATATACGGCACCGCCTTGTTGTTCCATCCATTCATAATATGCTTGGAGAAACAACACAAAGGTGGCATAATCCGGATTGTCACGGATAAACCCCGGCAGTTGTGACGGTATTAGTAACGATGTTTTGTTAAGATAAGACATTAACTTTTAGCAGTAACGGATACGGTTATGGCTGATGGATCATTATTATCTAGGGTAATAATTTGACTGAATGTGGATGATATAATACGGTTAGCAGAATAACCAATCAATCTAACAATACCATCAGTATTATTAATTGCTGTAGGTGTAAAGTTCAATAGTGTGGCAATACCATTTTGATAATCTATGTTTGCTGCATCAGTATTTAAAATATTCTTAACGCCATTGACATAGTAATATGTTCTTAATGTACCGTAGTTACCACGAAGAACAGCAATTGCTGAAGCACCGGCACCAGTTGGATCAGAAATAACTACGACCGCCTGAGTATAAAAAGCACCACCATTTGTAACTGTAATACCTGTGATGACTCCGTTTTCTACTGTTGCTGTAGCAGTTGCACCATTACCATCACCAGAAATAGTAACAGTTGGTTTGGTATATCCAGCACCACCAGAAACTATGGTAATAGAATCAATGTTTGTTGTTGTATCAGGTGATGGTTCAAAGTAAACCGGGTCGTATGTCTTACCTAAAGCATCTACTGTGGCAAATGAAGGATTAATAACAAACGCTTCATCACCAGTACCTTGTTCTAATTGATTACCAAAATTGATAGTATAGTTTAAAGATTTATTCAGAGTTGGTATTATTCTTTTCTCTAAGAACAAATCAAAATCAATGGCAATAATTGATGGATCTAATGCTTGTGTTTGTTGAATCAAATCACCAATCACAAATGTAGAATTGAAAGTATTTAATGTGTTGTTACAATAGTTTTTAATACCGGCAGTAACAAGAGAAGAAATTTGTGTTGATGTTAATGTTGTCTTCTTTGGATTATATAATACGTCAGCATTTAAAATGACATACACATAATCCACATCAACAATCTCTGGTACAACAGTCAATACAGATATTGGAGCAATGATTTGATTGGTAATAATTTGTTTTTGGTTATCTGTTAAAGAATAACCACCTTGTGGTTTAATTGCCACAAAGATTTTACCGTATTGTGGAGGACTATTTTCTTCTCCACCCCATACGTTAACTGCATCAAAACTTAGACCAACATTGTTCTGTTGAATCAAAGTAATGTAATCGTCTTTGGTAACAGCACGATTTTGTGCTGCATATGATTTAGGTGCTTGAAATTGAATAGAACCAATAGATTCTTTATTACTACCGTTCGTTGCAGCCGTTAGAGACTTGACAACAGTAGTACCAAAACCACTAATTGTGTCCATCAATGTGAAGTTATTAGCACCTGCTGATGCTGTACCTCTTGATGATAGGTAAGTTACATTAACCACATTACCATCAGATAATTTTTGACCTAATATGCCATCACCAAAATAGATTTCATAGTAACCATTAGTACCTTCTTGTAAGAAATATACTGTACTTGTACCAGTTAAACTCAAATAATCTTTTGCTTGTGAATATACTTGATAATAAGAATTAGAAGCCGTTTGTTGTACTGTTACTTGTAATGTTGTCGTATCAATCTGAGCATCAGGTATTGAGAAAGTATATGTTGGATTTGCAACTGAATCTACCGTGAAACTGTAAGTTGCTGGTGTACCTTGTACGATTGTGACATTATTAAATTGTGCCACATTATTGGCAGAAGTATTAACTGTCGTAGAAGTATTAGTGATGAAGGTATAGTTAACACCATCAATAGATTCTGACAAGAATTTAGTATATTGTGGTAAAGTTAGTGAAGATGCCGTTACATTATACACATTCATACTGATTGTGGCTGACGGACATATCACAGATTTTGGGGTATAATTCAATACTTTTGCCAAAGAAACAACGGAACTTCTCTGTAATGCTGTATCCAAGAACATTTCATTGGCAACCATGTTCAAATAGAAGGCATTATATTGTGTATTATACGCCAATACATCTAATAAAGTAGAAAGAGCAGAACCAGAATAGTCGTAATCTTTTAAAACATTTTGAGTTTGAAGAAAGGCAATGAAGTTTTGCTTGATATTATTAAAATCAAGGTCAGCCAGTTGAATATTTGAATTTGCTGTTCCCATTTATCGGTCTCTTTGTAATAATAGATTTACTGCTGTCGGTGTCGTATTGTTACCAATAAAGAAGGTAACCCTAGCAAAGAAAGAATTTTGGTCTTCTTGTGCTGTCACAGATATATCGGAAATAGTTGCTCTTGGTTCAAAATTGGTTAAAACGTTCTGAATTTCTGTTTCAATAATGCTGGCAGTAATCGGAGAAATATTTTCAAATAATAGACCGTTAATATTAGAACCTATCTCAGGTTGAAATGGTCTTTCATAGAAATTCGTCAATAATAAGTTTCTAACTGACGAAATAACTGCTTGTTCATCATATCTCAAGGCTAAATCACCTTTACCGGGTTGACGGTTAAAAGTGAGGTCTAAGTCTGAGTATATCTTTTGTAGTGTTTGTGCCATTCTTTATTTATCGTAGGAGTAAAAACGCTTTTTTAGTTCCCTGGATTCGTCTCCAAAATTTCTAGCCCCGGACGCAAAATTCGAAAATTTTGGACTATTGTGGTGCACCAGTAGTAGAACCACCAGATTGAACGCCTCCATGAACGTGATTATCGAGACTAATACCATTAGCAACAACATCACCGCCATATGTACCAGTTCCTGTAACTGTCAAATTTCTGTGTCCAACAAAATCCAAGGCTGCCTGAATACTCTGATTAGATGATATATTACCTTCATTTAGTATATTACCAGTAGAAGCAATATCTCCCACATGATTAATAGGTCCTACCATATTAAAATTCTGTGCCTGAGCAGTAAATTGACCACCGACTGCCATATTTAAGTTACCACCAACTTTCCAGTTTACATCACCATCAACCTGTAATTGTGCATTACCTTGAATATAAACTTTACAATCACCTTGTATAGTTACCGTTCCTTTACCCATAACATACAAATTATTGTCTGCCATAACAACTTGCATATTGTTGTTATAGATTTTTTCAGTTTTACCACCATCTGGCCCAATTTCAAAATATGTACCAGTTCTATGTGCAATTGATACTCTTTCTGCGCCTGGAGTATCATCAAACTCCATTAAATGACCAGATTCAGTCAATTTTGCATTATTATATGGATATTGTGGTGCAAATGGTGTTTTTGGTTCACTATAAGAGTTATTTGGATTAACGGCAGCTTCTAATTGATTAGATGCAGCGGCATATAATGTTTTATTATTGGCGACACTTGCCAAAGCCGCAATTTGACTCTCCAATAGTGATATTTGTGTTTGTAATTCGCCTATTGATAATAAGTCTGCCATTTTATTTGACCAATGATGTTAATTGTGATTGCAATTGTGCCTGTAAAGCACTCAATTGTGCTTCTAAACCGGATAATGTACCACCAACTTGATTTAATTGAACTTGTAAACCTTCAGCAGCAACAACTGGTGTACCATCACTATTTAATATAACAGGATATTGAGTAGTTATAGAACCTGAAGAAAGTTTTGATAAATTTTGTGATATTGTACTTGAAATTGTACCTGATTGTGCTTTTAAGTCATCTAATGATTTTGAAGCAGATTCTGCCGCTTGCATTGCTGCGTTGGCTGCTGCGGCCTGTGCGGCTGCTAACTGAGTATTGATTGACGCTTGTGCTTCTGCCAAGGCACTTTGTGATGGTGGTGTAACTGTTGTACCAGTCAAACTACTTGCTAAATTGGCGGCTTGAGCTAATTGACCAGATAAACTTGGTAATTGTCCTGATAAAGCCGATGTCAAAGAATTTAAATTTGGTACTAATTTATTTAAATCAGAAGCAAGACCTGTTAATGCTTGTTGAGCACCAGCAGCTGCACCAGCAATCGTAGTTGCCAAGTTTACATTTTCTGGACCAGGAATGCCTTTAACTAAATCTTCAACTCTTTGTGTTATCTGTGGTGGTGGATTAGCAGGATCGTTGATTGCTAATGGTGGTGTAGTTGGCACACCAGCAACCGCTGGATTTCTTGGTGCTGGTTGATTAGTAACAGTTGCACCAGACCCATCTTTTGGTGCTTCCACAGTAGCAGGAACTGTTGGTGCTGTTGCCAGTTGTTCTGGTGTTCTAACGTCTTGGAATCCAGTTTGTGGTGTATCCGTTTGTAAAGCAACTGCATTAGGAATACCAGGCATTACACCAAGATAACCAGGAAACTGACCAGAAGGACCATCAAAGAAGAAACCAAAGATATAAGCACCTTCTTTTGGTGTCTTAAAGTCATCACAATTATTACCTGGCAATATTGGATGTGCCCATGGTAAATCTTTAGATGGTATTAATTTTAAATCAGGTGTGTGCCAACCGAATATACGAACTTGTACACGACCAATCTTTAAAGGGTCATCTCTATTTTCTACGACTCCTAACCACCAGTAGAAGCCATCTACTCCCATTAAACCTTGCTTAGTTATCATATAATACCTTTAACAGTATTTTGCCATATTGTTGAACCATTATTAGGTGTGACATACTGTTTAATTGTAGAATCTTTCACAATTTCTAAAACAGTTGTATAACCATCAATTTTAATTGTATGTTTCACGGCAGAAATCAAATATTTACCTGAATAAAAGTCATCAGGTTTCTTGTCTTGTGCTCTAGGCGTCATAGACAGTAGATTGAAATTGATTGTTGTTCCTGCTGCAGCACCTGGATCTCCATCAATTACCAATTTGATTTTATTGTAGTTAGAAAGAGATAACTGTGCTGTTCTATTTGGTATAAACACTTCTGCAAAAATATCATGTGCATACGAACCAGGTTTATCACCAATAAAAGGAACATCTTTTTGTCCATGATTACCAGCAGTCATTTTAATAACAGCCTGTGGTGTTTCATAAACAGCGTGACCAAATCTATTCTGAGCACCGTTTACAATAGGATACTTATTAAGTGAGGCCGACTTTTCAAAATACTTCGAATAATTAAAATCTGTTGTAATGTATCTCTGTAACAATGGATCTACAGTAATCAATTGGTTGGCAAACTGACCAGAATTGATAGCGCCCAAAGTGTCTACCGTATTCATAAACTTATATGATAACACAGAATAAAACTTATCATCTTGTGTTTGACTATTTTTATCAGCATTTTTAGGTTGATAAGAGTATGTTCTATAAATTGGTTGACTGAACAATGTTTGTAGAGAAGCAAAATTAAATCCATATTTGTTCTCAAAGAATAACATATCAGCACCAAACACATTAGAAGTATCTGATTGTGCATATGTTGCCAACCAATTAATTGCTTCAAATGGTTTAAAGTTTGGTACAATAAAATCGTAGATACCTCTAGTCGGCTCAATTGAAACCAATTTATTTTTAGGTACTTTTAGATAATTTGTAGTAATATCGCTGACGATATCTGATATTTTAGTAGATGGATATGATTTACTTATCTTATATTGTTCAGACAATACCAATTCTTCTGAACAAAAATACAGTACATAACCCTCTGTGGTCATATTACCAACCAACATACGGTCAGATATCTTATATACACGGAATAGAATATTGATATCGAAGTTTTTATCAGATGCCTTGGTAAATATCACTCTAATATATTCATTACCAGTTAAATGAAACTTCTCAATAAAGCCTTCTGCTTCTGATATAATCAAACGACCTGTAACTGTATTACTAAAAATATCTTCAAAATAAGACATCTCAATAAAACTGGCTTTTAAATCAAACGCACCAATAGATGGCGTCAATAAGGTAAGTGCCTTAAGACTATAATCCTGTGGATACGTTACACCGGCCTTATCGGGGGTAGGAAAATTTGTTGCCATTCTAGCTGTTCATTAAACTGTCAAGTTCTTGTTCGAATTGACCTGCATATATTACATTGATTAAATTGATTGTTCGTTTTGCATCATTTTGTTCAACTTCATATGTGTATATGTCAATTATTTCTTTGTCGATTGTAATAGTACAAGAAGCACCACTTGGTAAAGCAACTGTTTGTGTACTGGTCACTAGATTGTTATATGTATTAGAATCTATTGTATAATTAATAATCGTAGTGTTTGCTGTCGTAGAATCATATGAAGTATAGATTTTTCTATATTCTTGTATGGTTGATTGTGTATAAGCAATCATAGTTTGATTGTTATTGGCTGCAGCAGAACCATACTTGTCGTTCAGGTAAGCTTCAAATTGATTTGCCGATAGTGGCCATTGCCATTGTGGATCAAAAATCTGATTAGCAAATAATACCAACCAATAACGATATGAATCACCATAATACTTAGAAGCAACAATCTCTGGTGTATCACCGTCTTGTATATCATACTGATAAAACAGAGCAGGATTTTTTAACAGTTTTTGTATTATACTAGAACGTGATAATATATTAGTGACAACAACAGCATTATTTGTTGGGTCTAATGTAATTAACTTAGGTAGAGTATCAAAGTATAACATTATCGTACCGCCTTACTATCAAATATTTGACGATGCATAATATCTGTTTCTTTAAAGCTCAATGTCAATCTAGTTTGAACTGGACCACCATCAGTATATGCAGCCCAACCATTTGGTGCATAATCTACTGTTAAATCTTCTAGTACACAGTTACCAACTTTATAAAGATAAGTATTTTCATTACCATTCGTTGAACCTGCACCTAATGAAGGTGCTATAGCAGTACCGACAGCACCAAGACTACCTAATACAGAATTAATGGCTGCGCCTGCTGGTGTATTGTTATTACCACCATGAAACTGAAACTTTATTTGAAATACTGATGGCATTGTGAAATATTGTCCACTAGAACCACCTTTTGTAGCGCCTTGTAATGTAGGCAAGAAAGCTCTTGTGAATCTACTAATGATTGTTTTAACTGCCTGTGCTTCTGTTTGACTTTTTGGTGTGAATAAGAATTCCATTTGGAAACTACGTAGACCAACACCTTTGTATAGTAATTGTAATTGTGGGTTGATGGCATATCCACCAGACCTCAATAAAATATCACTACCTTGTTGACCACCAGTAATTGCATTAGCACCCTGACCAATCAAATCAAGTCCTGCTGGACCTGATGCCAAGTTCTTTAAGTTTTCATTCCAACCAGCATTTCTAGTTTCATAAGCATCCATTGCTGCAGAAGCGATTCTACCTAATCCACCTAGTTCATCGGTCAAACTAAACTCTTGCCAGTTAGCATTATAACTCATGTTCAATGTCTCTGGCATATATAATGTAATATTATCGGTAATGTTACCAATAGGTGGTTTCAATGCGGCTTGAAGACTTGTTGTCGTTGCAAATGAACCTGGTGCCACAGATTGAACGGCTGCGCCAAAACCTGATGTGAGGGCTGAAGTAATAGATGTTGCACCAGTCGAACTATTGTATGCAGCGGCTGCAGCAGTTGAAGCTGAACTGGCGGCACTTGAAAGACCAGAACCAGAAAATATGTTACTTATTGCTGTAGTTCTTTGTTCTTGTAGTGTATTTGGATTAATATCCAATATGGTAAAAAGAACAGAGTGTGCTCTGGTAGGATTAGAACCAATATCATTTGGGTATTGATACTGATTTGAACCTGATTTTTTACCGAATAATGACCCCAATGGACCGTTTAATACTCCACCGGGTATTGAAACACCGCCAATTGATGTTGGTAAACTTATAATTGCCATTGGTTACTTTAATTTAGACTGAATCTTATATTTATATGGCTTACTCAGGACGATTTACACCTAAAAATCCTTCAAAATACGTTGGAGACCACAAAAACATCATCTATCGCTCAAGTTGGGAAGCAAGATGTATGGATTGGTTTGACAGAAATGAGAATATTGTTTCTTGGGCTTCAGAGGAACTTATTATACCATACAAATCTCCAGTAGATGGTAAATGGCATCGTTATTTCCCTGATTTTTTGGTCAAAACAAAGACTAAAACACTATTGATTGAAGTTAAACCCAAGAAACAAACTAAACCACCAGAAGCTCAAAAACGAATCACCAAGAAGTATTTAACCGAAGTTGCTACATGGGGTGTCAATGAAGCCAAATGGAAAGCAGCCATAGAATACTGTAAGGATCGTGCTTGGGAGTTTAAAATCGTAACCGAAGACGACCTTGGTCTCTAACTAAATAATCAATGGCATCAAAATTAAAAACAATTGCAGAAGAAAGAAACTCACTTCAAATTGAGAGGCTGAGTCGTGAATCCGTTAAATGGTTTATGACAAAAATGGCCAATTTGAAAGGTACTTCCCGTATTCCTAACACTATTAGGCGTGAAGAATTCAGAAATACCAATAGATTCATTAAAGGTGGTCTATTTTTCTTCTATTACGACCCTAAAACCAAGGCAGATTTGCCATATTACGATAAATTTCCTCTGGTATTGATGCTTGAAAAGTATGAGGACGGATTTTTAGGTTTAAACCTACATTACCTACCGATTAAATACCGAGTGGCATTTATGAACAAACTCCTGGACTACGGCAGGTTTGATGAAGACGGAGACCCGGTTCGTGTTCGTATTACTTATGATATCCTGAACGCCACCAAGCGTTTTAAAGAGTTT